CTACAACACTGGCGCAGTAGAATGTATTGACGCAATAGAAGCATCTATGTCCTGTGAGGGTTTTAAATCTTACTGTAAGGGTAACGTGCAAAAGTATCTTTGGCGCTATGACTACAAGGGCAAGCCAGTAGAGGATCTTCAGAAAGCGCAATGGTACTTGTCTAAGCTGTTGAATGTTGTAGTCTTTGAAGAAGGAGAAGAATGATGAGTGATGTATATCTTGACAACACAATATCTACAGTTTCATCGAGTGATGATTTTAAGATTACTGGAACAACCGTTGCTTCAACTATTAATTTTAACCTTGGTGACGAAGTAGTATTAGTAGTCGATGAAAAAGGTCTTACCTATCGTGGCAAGTTAGCAGCAGATGCAGGTGAATGTTACGCGATGCTAACGGAGTTTCTCAACCGCGCTAAAAGAGAAAAATTATGATAACTTTGGAACAACATAACGCAGTCACAACACCGGTAGGTGGCTATTTTTCGGGTAACCAATCTGGAAGAAACGGCATTGAGTGTCCCAACTGCAAGGCAGGGCTGTATGACTCAACCCCTTCGGTAGTTCTTGCGTCAATTCCTCCACAGCACAATATACACTGCAACGAATGTAGCTATTGTGGCTACCGCTATTAGATTAGGAGAAGAGTCATGAGTAGTGGAAGAACGCACGGGGGCAAGGGTTCAAAGACCCGCCCCACAGACACAAAGAAGTATGCAGATAACTATGATGCTATCTTTGGTAAGAGAAAAGAAAAAAAGACGCTTGAAGAAATACTTGATCAAATTGAAGATGAGAAGAAAAATGACAGCAAAAATTAAAAAGACCAAATACAAACCAAAGCCAAAAGGCAAGCCTAATGGCAAGTAAAAGAAAACTTACCGTAGCCCAAGAAGTAGATAAGGCAGCAAAGCTACTTCAACGGCTGGTAAGGCTAAAGGCATCAGACGATAATGGTTATTGCCAGTGCGTTACTTGCGGGAAGATAGACCATTATAAAAACATGCAAGGTGGGCATTTTTATAGTCGCAGGCACATTATCTTTAAGCTTTTTGAAGCCAACATTAACCCGCAATGCGCTGGCTGTAATATGTTTGGCATGAAGACCACAAAGATACAAGAAGCTTACCGTATTTACATGGAAGATAGGGATGGTTATAGACGAATAAGGGCTATGCAAAGGCTTGCGTGGAGGCCTGCGCCAAAATTTAAACGTAACGAAGTAATCAAGTTTGCCCGTGATCTAAAAGAAAGAATTAAAGACGAAGAATACCGTATAGGCGAGTTAAAATAATATTGATTATTACTTAATATAGTGTTATTTTATTAATAAATCATAAACAAAGAGAGAGAGCATTATGAACAAAGCCAAAAAAATAGATAAAATGGTTAAAGAAGCAAACAAAATAGCAGATAAACATTTAAGCGAAGAAACTATAGGCTGGAAAACATTTGCAGTTGCATTTGCCGTTACTTGCGCTATTTTTGTTTTTATCTTTTCTAGCACTAAAGCGGAAGCATCTTGTTCATACAAGACTAACTCTTTGGGGCATACGCAATATTCCTGCAATAGCGGTCAAAGCGGGACGTTGCGTACTGACGTATTAGGCACTACCCGCGATAGCAGAACTGGAACTACTTGGCGCACCGATGTTTTAGGAACCACTAGGTCGTCTAACGGGACAACTTATAGAACTGATGTTCTTGGCACTACTAGAGGATCAGACGGCACTACTTGGCGAACAGATTCGCTAGGGACTATGAGGAGCAATAACGGTACTACCTGCAAGACTGATTACTTAGGCACAATGCGCTGTAATTAAGATCAAGGTTTCCCCTGACCTTTGAAGTAGGCTTGGCTCACCTATGATCGCAACGAGCTACTTTAATTATCAACAAACAATACACAACAAAGGGGCATATTATGGATTAGCTATTTTAATTGCTTGAAAATAGCGATGGCCTTTAGGCTGGAGACGCAGGAATGGTTCACCTGTCGCGACAAAGAACCGTTATTTAAAATAATAAGCAGTAAAGCTAAGGGAGATAAATGATGAATACAGAAACAAGGGGTAACCAATGAACATACAAGACTTAAAACTATATATCTGGGACGATTTCTATCCTTACGACACTAGTGGTATGGCCGTAGCTATTGCTAGCAGCTTAGAAGAAGCTAAAGCCCTTGTAGAAGAAAATCATGGCTGGCCTTATAAGCTAAGAAACTGGGGAGACTACTACACTGTGCCTTTAAATTCTCCCTTTGCTATTTCTGTTGTGGGGGGTGGGTGATGAACATACAAGACTTAGAAACTAAATACAAAGAACTGGGCGCACAAGCATACCTTTCAAAAGCCTAACGAGGCAACAATTAAGGCGTACATAGAGCAGTACATAATGCAGGGGTTTGATGAAGCGTTTTATTTTGACCAAGAAGAGTAAGTCATATCATTTATGGTATGCCTAGCATGATAAACCATGATTTCCGATCATATAAGACAACCTTTATAATGCTTCATTAATTAATGGTTGAGGTGTGGCGTGGTACTGTACGGAATAATAGTGGTAGTAGTAGGATTGATGGCAATAGCAAGAGAAGACCTAAATAAAGACTCCTAAAGGGGTCTTTTTAGTTTCTGGATAACCAAGACTGTATTTTAGCCTGATTCATCTGTTTAAGCCCTTCAAAGTTAGGCTGCACATTCATTAGCGTTAACTCATCAAACCTTTCAGAATCAAACTCAGTGCCTATTAGGTGCTTCCAAATGCGCTTACCCATCTTGTTTATATCTTTAAAGTCTATGTGCAGACCTTTTATCTTATCTAGTTCATCAGCATCCGATTGAGATACTTGGTGACGGCCTAGTGAGGCGTTAATTTCACTTATTGGTCTATGGATTATAAGCTTTTTAGCTGGATGAGCGTTTAACCTACTGCCTAGCAAGCTGTAAATAGCAGTATCAGCAATGCCAAAGGTCTTTTTACAGGTGTACTGGTTTAATTCTGAGAAAGTATATTGAGAAAGTGGGTCGTGCATGCAAAAAGTAGCTGTAGTGGTTAGCAGGTTTGAAAGCCAAGTTGTTCTAGACCTAGGCAAACCAATAACCATAAATTCAATCATTGAATGTTAATATGACCACATAGCAGGGCTAGAAAACCCCTCAGCTTCGGTACAAGAGTCAAGATGAATAAATCTTCCGCTACCTTTTTGCTGAACACCTATTCTTTTAATGCCATGCTTCTGGGCAACCCTAATCACTTCTAAAGCCTCTTTTCCTGAACACAACACATCAACAGCCTTACCGTGAGCGTGAGCGCCTAGAGTCTCTTTGCGGGCTTCTATGGGGTGTAGTGGACATCTGTAAGCAGATGAGATGGCAAATGGAAAGCCACACTCTTCACGGATAGTATTTAGGGTAGCTAGAAAGCCAAGATCAAAATTAATTGCATTACAACCGCATTTGCATGTTAGCTCTTGAGCGGTAAAATATTGTCTGTCTGTCATTTCCCTTTTCCCTTTACTCTCTCAACAGTTCTAAGCGAGCCTAGTCCAAGCATGCCCATTAAAACGGGGAGCATTGTAGCGGTATCGGCTTGCGGAATATCAACGCCAAATCCTGCCAGCAGCGGGGAAACTAAGAAGTTAACTCCAAAGCCTAATACGCAAACCCAGCCTGTAGCGGGTCGCCATCCAGATTGAAACCAGTTGCCTTTAGCGTCTTCGGTGTTGAGTTTAATTTGAGCCATTGCAGTTTCTTGCGCATATTTCTGTGACATTGTTGCAATTTCATGCGCTATTTTCTGTTTTGTGTCTGCATCAGGAATGAATTTATCTAGCAAGCTGGTTACTGGCGCTATAAGACTACTTAACATCTCGGTTACTCCATCCTCTTACCGTATCCGACTCCCATATTCTTACAGCAAACCAAAGAATCGCAAACAAGCTAGAAACTGGTGGAAGCCATGCAGCCATTGCTAATAAAGCAGTTGATCCTGCGGCTACATCTAAAACTTCTTTGCTTGAATCAATCATATTAGGGCCGTAAGTTAAGTTAGGAGTGAATTATCCTACATTGTAACTGCTTTAATCATTAGGTACAAAACATAGGCCATTAATCCAATTGCGCTAAAAGCAGTGCTATTCCATATAAATGCTTTGCGCCTGCGAGCTTGAGCGTATACCGTTTTTTCTCGCTGATCTCTAATACTTCTTCGCATTGCCTGCAATTCCTGATAGGCATTGGCCCCATAGGTATACATCAGCAATTCCCTTAGCTCTTTTTCTTGCTGTTGAATGCGTTTATTATTTGCAAACATTTCCATAGCTTCTTGTTCTATAGATTTGGATGCAATTAATTTTTTAAACAGTGGCGGGTTATCTGCCTGCCTCTTAGCTTCGTTAAAATCACTAACAGCGCCGTACCATTTTCCAACCTGACCAAGAGTGTCTTCGATCTCACGGCCAGCAGATACCATTTTCTGTACCATTTTAAAGGCACTGGTAGCCATAGCAACGGCGCTGATAGGGTCAATCATAGCGTTTAACTCTCTTCGGGGGTTTCAGTCTCTAAGTCAGCAACCAGCATATTAACAAAAGCATCTTTCCCTACAGACAACTGGTCTAAATTAAACTGGGTGGACTTAATCTTACGATCTAGGTCGTTACAGTGATTAACCATAGCCTGTTGCTGCGGGGTCATATCTTCAAAAGTGTATTCAACGTCATTTACTA